TTGTTGTAACAGCAGATGCGGAGTTATAAATGTATAAATTAACCAAATTTCAAAGCGTTATTCGCACATCAGATGGCGCATGGATTCCCTTTGACCCTGCCAACACCGACTATCAAGCCTACCTTGCATGGCTTGCAGAGGGCAACCAACCAATTCCCGCAGATAATCCCCCACAAGGAGAATAAGAATGGCTCAACAAAAATTTACCAACAATGCAGTAGCCACGCTGTCTGCATCTATCAACAGTACGGCCACAACGATTACAGTTACTTCTGGGCAGGGCGCTCTGTTCCCATCTCTGTCGACAGGTGATTATTTCTATGCCACCATCATTGACTCCAGCAACAACATTGAAATTGTCAAGGTCACGGCTAGATCAACAGATTCATTGACAGTTGTTCGTGCTCAAGAGAATACAACAGGCAGATCTTTTATTGGCGGAGACAACATCTCCTTGCGGGTTACAGCCGCCGGATTAAATAACTTTGCTGGTCAGGATAAGAACAATACGTTCTCTGGAACAAATACATTCTCTGGTGCAAATACATTCAGCAGTGATCTAACCATCTCTGGTGCAGCAACTGTATCTGGGTCGCTAGCTGTTCCAACTCAGACATTTGGCGATAACGATACCTCAGCCGCATCCACTGCGTTTGTACAAGCCGCAATAGCAGCAATGTACCCTGTTGGCTCTATATATACAAACGCAACCGTCAGTACAAATCCTGCGACTCTTCTGGGATTTGGCACGTGGACTGCCTTTGGAGCTGGCCGTGTCATGGTTGGTCTTGACGCAAGCAATGCTTTATTTGACACAGTTGGTGAAACTGGTGGTAGTGCAGATGCAATTGTTGTGAGCCACACTCACACAGCAACAGTTACAGACCCCGGGCATAGTCACTCTAATGGTGCAATTTATCCGTATAACGGCACAGGATCAAGAGCGGAACAAAATCAAGCTGGCGGCGTAGAAGATCAAACTTCATTTAATGTGAGTACGGGTTCAAGTACAACGGGCATCACTGTTGCAAACAGTACAACTGGTTCCATCGGAACAAATGCAAACTATCAGCCATACATTACTGTTTACATGTGGAAAAGGACTGCGTAATGGAAGATTTAGAAAGAAACTTTGCTGTGCATGAGGCAGTCTGCGCTCAAAGATACGACGCTATACAAAAGTCACTTGCTGATGGCGATAAGCGCATGACAAAGATTGAATATCTTTTGTATGCAGTAATTGTTGTGGTTTTGTTTGGGCCGGGCGTTGCTGCCGAATTTGTGAAGAAACTCTTAGGAGTCTGAAATTGATCCGATCTCCCTCCTCTTTGCTGCAAATGCTTGCGTTGCCGCCATCAAAGAGGGTTGCGAGTTATACAAACAAGCTAAGACATCTTTCATGGAGGTCAAGGCAACGGTTGAAGAAGCTATTGGAGTTGGAAAGGAAATATATGGCTTCTGGGGCAAACTGGCAAAAATGTTTGGCGGTGCGCCAAAGCCAGCCCCGGTCAAGCCTGTGGCGAAAAAGAAGGAGAAGTTTGTTGCTGTTGACGAAACCCAAGTCATGGTTGATGTCGTCAAACAACTTACTGAATTCTTCAAACTACAAGAACAACTAGCCGCACATATTAGGGAGGAGGAAGAAAAGAGCCGTAATATCTTTAACCCCGACCAGAATCAAATGGAGGCCGCACTCAAACGAGTGATGGCTATGGATCAGATGGCCGCCCTAGAGGTCACAATCAGAGAAACAATGGTTTATCAATCACCGCCAGAAATGGGGGCTTTGTATTCCAAGGTGTTTGAAATGCGAGATGTGATTGCTGCCGAACAGGAAGCAGCCAGATTAGCGCAAGAACAGCGGGAAAGAAGATTGAGATGGCAACGTCACCAAAGGGAGGCAAACCGAAACCTAAAGGCAGGAGCAACAATCCTAACCCTGATCCTTATCGCATACCTATGGACATGGTTCCTATGGCTCAGCCAGTGGAGGACGACGTAATGGGCGTAGTTGGATGGGTAGTAGCCGTTATTCTGGCGGCGCTCATGCTTCCAATACTTGCATTCTTGTATCTTGACATACTGGATGCAAAACATGAAGTGAAGAGACAGACAGAACAGATTGAAAAAATTCGACGACAGATAGAGAGGAGAGAACGTGACAAAAAGCCTGATACTTTTGCTGACAATCCTTTGTTTGACAGGGTGCGAAGACCGCTTTCGCTACCCATGCCAAGATCCAAAGAATTGGGAGACCCCTGAGTGCAAGCCCCCAATCTGCACTGCAACAGGAACATGCCCTGAACAACTCACAACCCCAGAGAAGGAGAAGAAGTAATGCCAACCGTCGTGATGAACAAATCAAGCCGCATGACTGCCGAGGAAATCGAAGTCAGAATCTGGGCAATCGTAATCTTTTCTTTGACAATGATCTTGCTTGGATCTGTCGCTATGTTTTTGTACAGCGTGTCATTTGTGACTCAGCCTATGTCCGGCATGGCTGCAATTGACAAGGTCTATACCCAGCAGATCAATACCATCATGGTATTTATTACTGGTGTGCTCGGCGGTGTTGCAGGCCGTTCTGCTGTCTCGGCCAGCGCCAAGGCGATTGCCAAGGCCGACGCTGATTCTGACAACGAGCCTCCCGCCCCATGAGCGTATTTAATCCATACGTCCTGCTTGGCATTGTTCTGTCTATTCTGTCGGCTTTTGGCGGCGGATACTTCAAAGGCAAGCATGACGAGACAGTTAGACAACAGTTGGAGATTGCCGCCCTCAATGCCCAAGCTCGGGCAAAAGAACAGGCGCTGATCTCCGCTGTTTCTACCCAAGCGTCCAAACTTCAGAAAGCCAACTACGATGCAAAACTTGCTGCAAAAGAGCGTGACAATGCTATTGCCTCTGGCAATCTCAAGTTGCGGGTTCCTGTCAAAACCCCCGTCTGCCCCGTACAAGCCGCCGGAGATACCCCCGCTCCCGCCGGAAATAGCGTTCAAGCAGGAGCCGAACTTGACCCAGCGACTGCTCAATCTCTTGTCGCCATCACAGACGACGGAGACAAAGCCATCAGGCAACTCAACGCCTGCATCGATGCCTACAACTCAATCTACCAAACCTTAAGGAGTAAATAATGCAACTCAGCCCCAACTTTTCCCTGCACGAATTGACCAAGTCAGAGACAGCTTTGCGCCTTGGTTTGGACAACACACCGGACGATGATGCTGTTGAGAACTTGCGTGTACTGTGTGAAAAAGTATTACAGCCTGTGCGTGACCACTACGGGAAAGGCGTGAAGGTGAACTCAGCCTATCGCAGTCCTGAGTCAAATGCAGCGGTGGGTGGGTCGAAGACCTCAGACCATTGCAAGGGCCAAGCAGCCGATATTGAGATTCCGGGCGTAGCAAATGCTGATTTGGCGCAGTGGATCATGGATAATCTGGAATATACACAGTTGATTCTTGAGTTCTACACACCGGGAATTCCTGATAGCGGCTGGGTACATGTCAGTTACGATCCGAACAACTTGAAGAAGCAGGAATTAACTGCCACCAAAGTTGCTGGGAAGACGACCTACTTGAACGGATTGGTTGCTTAAATGGCTGGACTGAAGTTATCTGCTTTTGCTGGTATAGCCCCGAGGGTTGGCGTAGCTTTATTGAAAGACAATGAAGCTGAGACAGCAATCAACACCAAGCTATATAGTGGAGAACTTCGGGCATGGAACAAGCCAAACGAAGTTGCTGGGGCTAACAACATCGTGGCGAATGCCATGTCAATCTATAAGCACAAAGACACATCCGGCGGAGATTTGTGGCTTTCATGGACAACAGATGTAAATGTTGTTCCGAGTCCAATCTTTGACACTGGTGAGAACCCAATCTATTACACGGGTTCTGGCACACCTAAAAAAACAAACTCAACACTGTCTCAAACAGGTGGATCTCCATACCCCGGAGACTATTATGAGATGGGTGTGCCTGCGCCAACATCTGCCCCAAGCGTATCCGCTGCTGGAGGTTCTGGCACAGCAGAGAGTCGTGTCTATCTGTTCACATATGTCTCTCTCTTTGGAACAATTGAAGAAGAGTCTGCTCCATCTCCTGCATCATCTGTCATATCTGTTCTCCCGGGCGGCACTGTCACCGTATCTGGATTGGGAACAACAGCACCTGCTGGCGACTACAACATAACAACAAAAAGAATCTATCGTGCAGTATCCGGAACAACCAGCACCATTTATTTAAAAGTGGCTGATGTCACTATCAGCACAGCATCATACTCAGACACTAAGACAGCCGCTCAGTTGGGTGGTGCGTTGGAGTCATCGAACTACAACCCTCCTCCATCTGACTTGCAAGGCATTGCTTCAATGGCGAACGGCATCTTGGTTGGATTTAGGGAAAACGAGATTTATTTTTCAGAACCGTATGTTCCACATGCTTGGCCTGCCGAATACTCACTGACTGTTGAATATCCAATTGTTGGCATTGGCTGCTTTGGAGAATCTGTTGTTGTTGCTACGCAGGGCAACCCATTTGTCATCAGTGGATCAACACCGCAGTCAATGTCTCAAGCAAAGATCCCATTGTTTGAGCCTTGTATTTCTAAAAGATCAATTGTCTCTGACGACACTGGTGTTATGTACGCATCACCAAATGGTATTGTGAAGATTGCTCAGGGCTTTGCAGGCGTAGCAACAAACGGATTGTTTACTCGTGATGAATGGCAGCGTAAAAAACCAGCGACCATGCTTGGTGCTATCTTAGATGGGGCATACTATTTATTTTGGGAGGATGTCACAAATGACATCCAACGATGCTTAATCTTGGACAGAAATGAAGTTGCCTCCGCACTGACAGAGACATCTGTATACACAAAAGCCTCTTTTGTAGACCCAACATCAGCTCAGTTGTATTTTTCTATAAACGACGAAGTTAATGAGTGGGAAGGAAACTCAAACAGTTATCTATCTTACGAGTGGCTATCAAAGCTGTTTATTCTTCCTAGACCTGTAAACTTTTCTGCCTTGCAGGTAGAGGCAAACTTTGAAGACGTTGATCTTGCCAATGCTTTGATTGCAGAGAATGCCTCAATAATTGCAGCAAATCAAGCATTGTTTTCATCTGGCGCTAATTTAATGGCCGCATTAAATGCCCACGTTGTTAACGGCATGTATGTTAATGGTTCATTGATGGCAGAAACTCCTGATGAGGTTTCCAGTAGATTCATACAAATATCTGTTTATTGCAATGGAACATTGGTTACTACAAGACAGATCTCAAATAGAGGCACATACAGACTTCCGTCTGGCTTCAAGGGTGATCGTTGGCAATTTAAAGTAACTGGCAACGTGCCAATTAAATCAATCAAATTTGCCGAGACTGCAAAGGAGCTTGCTGAGTTATGAGAAAGCCAGCCATTCCTAGCTTGCTGCCAATTAAAGATGCTTCGCTTGCTGCCGTTTTATCTCCAATAAAAGAAAACATTGAGATCATAAACGGCAGTCGTGAAGGATTGTTGACTACATTACCAACAGATGCAACTCTTGCTCAAACAGTCTCTAAGATAAATGAGATTATTCTTAGATTGAACTTTCATGAATGACATAGAGTTCTTAAAGTTTGCTATGCGTGACGACATGGATGCCGTTGGTCTAATAATGTCAGTCGTAAAAATAGCAGACGTATGGGACAACTTGATTGATAAAGACAAGTCTGTTACCGATGAGGAAATCAATCAAGTATTTTGGATGATGCTTATTGAGATACCAAGAAACCCAGCGTTTCGTAGGTATCAGTTGGACATTACCACTGTAATGAGTACCGGAATAATCAATTGGCACGTAGCCAATAGGCTACAAGGTGGCGATGACCATGCAAAACAAATTGCACATGTAATTCGCTATTCAATAGCAGACTTGGCTTTGTATCTGGCATCAGCCATCGGTGGCACTGATTGGGCTGTTGAAGTAGGCCCAGAGCTTCGACTACGCTCACAAAAAGATAAGTTGGAAAACTTTATGAAGGAAATGAAATGAGATTTAAAACCAAAAAACAGATTGCTCAAGACAAACTTGACTTCCTTATAGAGCAAGGTGGCACATGTGCATCATTGGTTTGTCATTTAGATCTTGGTGGAAGCGATGCTCCAGACCCTAATCCCGGACAAATTGCTGCTGCTGAATCAGCAACTGAAGTTGGAAAGATGCAGAAAGAAACTGCAATGGAGTATCTGAACTTTTCCAAACAGCAATATGCAGATTTCAAAGATGACCTGAAAGAGATTGCTCAGGTTCAAAAAAAGATCATGGAGGATACTGCCGCTCGTGGTGAAGAATATGCAACTTATGAGCGTGAGACATTTCGACCACTGGAAAAGCGTCTTGTCTCTGAAGCCGAGGCTTATGCTACTCCTGCCAAACAAGAAGAGTTGGCATCTCAGGGTATGGCTGATGTAGCTCAGGCTTATCAAATGCAACGTCAGCAGGCTTTGGACACGATGGCAAAGTACGGCATCAATCCGAACTCGGCAAGGTTTGCGGCCATCAATGCTCAGCTTGGTCAAGGCGAAGCCGCTGCCCGTGCAGGCGTGGCTACAAAGTCAAGGATTGCCGCAGAGGAGATGGGTCGTGCCCGTCTTTATGACGCTGCCGCCCTTGGCCGCAACCTAGCTTCAAATGCCACTTCTGCCGCAGGAACAGCAGTAGCTGCTGGTACATCAGCGGGTGGATCTTTCCAAGCACCGGCTGAGTACATGAGCAAATCTTATGGACAGACAGGACAGATGTTGGGTGGTGCTGCATCTTCATACGGAACAGCAGGAAACATTTACGGCCAAGAGTTCAATGCACGCATGGGTGCTTACGAAGCCCAACAGCAATCAAAGGCCGGTATGTTTGGCGCTCTTGGTACTGCCGCAGGTATGTACTTTGCTGGCCCTGCCGGAGGTATGTTTGGTAGAGCCGCCGCAGGCTCTATGGCAAGAGCAGATGGCGGCAGCATCAAGCGCCTTGGCCGTGGCGGAAAGGTATCTGGCCCCGGTGGGCCTGTTGACGACAAGATACCTGCCATGCTGTCCGATGGTGAGTATGTCTTGCCAGCCGACACAGTCAAAGCTATCGGGGTGAAGAAGCTCGACAAGCTGGTTAAGAAAACACACACGCCTGCCGCAACTCAGCGCCGTCGGGCACTTAACAAAGGGAGCGCATGATGGCAACAGGATTAGGAAGTTTTGTTGAGGGCGCTGTCAAAGGCTACTCGACAGTCAAAGAGATGGAGCGCAGAGAGGCTCTCCAAAAGCGAGAGGACGAACGCTTTGCAATGGAGCAAGAGCGTTTTGCTATGGAGAAACAAAGAGCAGAGCGTGAACTGGAACAACAGCGAGTAGCTGATGAGGCCAAGAAAGAGGCTCTTGCCGTAATGGAAGATGCAAAGTATGGGCGTGGTGCGTTTTCAAAACTGGCAGATCCAATAAAGGCTCAACAAGTCCAACAGGCAACTCAATCTGTCCAACAGAAATCAGACATGAGTTATGACCGAGCAGAGGCTCGAAGACTTGGACGACCTATCGATGAGACCCAGACAGCTTCGGTTACTCCGCAAGAAGCAAGTATCTTCAAGCAGGGAGGCGAAGGCTTGTACGCAGACCAACGTGCCGCTGATAATCTGAAGTATCAGTTGATTGGCGATGCAATGAAGAAGTCGCTGATTAACAAAGGTGAGTTTGGTCAAGCCATGTTGGTTGACAGAGACATTAAAAAGATGGAAGAAGAAGGCTACGAGCTTCAGCGCAAGAAGGCTGCGGCTCTTGTTATGGCTGGCGCTTCTCCTGAGCAGGTAGTCCCTGCGCTTCAAAAGGTCTATGGGTTTATTGATGACGGCAAATCTATTGATCCAAAAAGAACTACGTTTGATGCAAAGACAAACACATATAACATCGCTGTTGTTGACGACAAGACTGGTGCTGTTGAGACACGACCAATGAATCAACAATCTATGCTGTCTGCATTGAACCAACTCAACCCCGCTCAAGTTTTGGAACTGAACATCAACTCAACAAGACGTGCTGAAGACTTGGCGATTGCCGAAGCTCGTCGTGCAGAAGATGTCAAACTTAAAAAGCGTGAGCTTGACATTAAAGAAAAAGAAGCCGGTGCTACGCTGGCATTCAGAAGCGCACAGATGACTGCTTTGCAAGATCAAGTCAAAGGCGCAGATGCAAAAGCCAAGGCTGAGACCATTGATAAGAGCTTTCCTTATGCAGACAAAATGTTCAAGCCAGAGGACTTGCTTGGCAAGACAGATGCTGAGAAGCAGCGCCTGCAAGAAATGGTTGCAGCAGACACAAGGTCAAGAAACTATGCTGTCGGCTTGGCTTCTTTGAATCCAAAGATCGATCCAAGGATTATCATTGGAGCGGCAAAAGCTGCGTCAACGACATACCCAAATGTTTTGAAAGACAAGTCCGGTCGCAGCTACTTCAGCTATGGCGGAAGTCAAATCTACATAGATTAAGAGGCAACAATGGCAACAGGTCTGTCTTTACTTGGGTTGGATGACAAAGAAGAAAACCCTCTTTTTCTATCCAAAGAAGAGGCGTTGTCCACCGAGGTTCTTCCAAGGTCGAGAGGCTTTGAGCCTGCACCAAGAACAGCCCTGACTGTTCCGACCGCATCTGCTGCTCCAGTCCCTGCGGCTGAAGGAAGAATGTCACTGGCAAGCATCCTTGATGCAAAGCTAAGTGCGCCAGTGCCTCAGACCACTGCTGATGTGGCGGCTCCTACCGGAGGAGAGAAAAGACAAAGCCTCTCTAGCATTCTTGACTCTAAGTTCGGGATGACTGTCCCATCGACAGAGCCTGTCCCCGCTGTAAAGCCTGTTGATGAGGCTGGCGACACAACACGTGGCTTTACTACTGCACTGGAACAAACGCCTGCTCTGGCCTATGGCGCTCTTGGTCTGGCCGGGGCCGCAGGAGAAAAGGCTTTCGGAGAGGGCGGCTCGATGTCTGCTCTCAAGAAGTTCGGCCTGAGTGAGTACCAGACCAGAATGAAAGAGATTGGCGCAAAAGCCAAAGACACAGATGATGTGACCAATGCTTGGGCAAAAGCAAAGCAAGGTGATCTTGGTGCGCTGGTCGACTGGGCACAGTACGGGGTAGGCTACCTCGGGGGGAACATTGTTGAAACTGTTGCCACATCTGCTCTTGGCGGTATGGTTGGCGGTATGGCTGCTGGCCCTGCTGCCCCTGCTGGTGCTGTTGCTGGTGCTGCCGCTGGCGCAGTTGGCAAAGAAGCTGTCAAGGGCATAGCCAAGAACCTCATCGAGGGCATGGTTGCCAAGGAAGCAGCTCGCTTAGCAGAGAAGGCTGGTGTTGAGACAGCGACAGATGTAATGCTGAAGGAAGCCACAAAGAATGTGGCAAAGAATATCGGTGCTGGCACTGCGCTGGCTGGCTCAAGCCTCATCAAAGAGACGGGCGGTATCTACGGAGAAGCAGAAGAGCAGGCGGCCAAAGAAGGACGTCAGTTGTCTGGCGGAGACTTAGCTCGCATCTTTGGCTCTGGCGTTGTGGCTGGCCTGTCTGAGTTTGCAACAGACAAACTGGGTCTTGATGTTGCTGCTGGAAAGATCAGTATCCCGGGCGGCGGCAGGACTGGCCGGGCACTGATTGGTGGCGCAGCCGGTGTCGGACTGGAAGGCGGAACAGAACTGTTCCAGACGGCTGTCGAGCGTTTCGGCGCAGGCAAATCTCTGACTGGCGAAGATGCCATGAACGAGTACATCAATGCGTTTGCATTGGGTGGATTGGGCGGCGGCACAGTAGGCACGGTGGTCGGCGCATTCCGTGAAGGCAAGACATCTGCTGACAGAGTACGACAGATTCTGGATCAAGCCAAGGCTGACATGACTTCTGACGATGGCCGTCAGGAGTTGTTTGATGCAATGTCCAACGACGAAAAGATTGGCCCGATCCTACAGGCCAACAACATTGAGTCTGGTGACGACCCAAGATTTCAAGATGTCATCATCAAGGCACTGGCGACACAGCGCATGCTGGTTGATTTAGAGGCTCCAACTCCTGAAGTCAGAGCTGAAACCAGAAAGCAGCGTGAGGCAGACATCCTTGCCGCATTTGGTGAGACAGCGTCTACGGCGGTGGGCGGAGACACTGGCGCAATCGAGCCTGTTATCCAGCGAGCCAGCGTCACACCCAACTTGGAAACACGTACCTTAGAGGGTGTTGCTCAGCCCGTTATCCTGCCAGAAACAACAGGCGGTCAGGCGGGTACGGTAGCTCTTTCTCCCGAGGACTTGGTTGCCAGACAAGAAGGCTTCGAGCCTTTGGTCGGAATCAAAACAGAGGCAGGCCCAGTCGGGAACAGATTCCCGTCTATTCAAGCTGCCGAGACATTTTTGCTTGGCCCTGTGGATAAGAAGACGGGTAAGCGCAATGGTGGTTACGCACAGACCGTCCTTGCTGGGCAAGGTCTTGAGGCTCGCATTCGTCAGGGTAAACGCTCCAAAGCCGAAGGCGGCGGCACGTTCTTCTTTGTCGAGACTCGCAAGAAACCAGCAGAGGTTGTGCCAGCCGCTGTCCCAGAAGTCACTGCTGCTGCGCCAGCCGCACCAGTCGTAACACCAGCCGCACCCGCAGCACCAGCGGGAAAGCAAACCAAACCCAAGAAGGGCAAAGCCGCAGTTCCTACTGCGCCAATCGAGCAAGTTCAACCAACACAAGGAGAAGCAAATGCCACTCAAACAGGGCAAGTCACAGAAGGTGGTCAGCCAAAACGTGAAGACACTGGTGGAGGACTACAAACGGTCGGGGAAAATCGGAACATCCCACCCCAAGAACAAACAGGCGGCGGTGAAACAGGCGGTGGCAATCAGCCTGTCGAAGGCGGGGCGCAGCCGCAAGAAGTAGCACCGGCAAAGCCAGCAGTTGACCCTGCACTACAGGCTCGTGTTAAGGAGCGCATTAATAAGGCGTATGAAGAAAGCGGCCTTGACCTAGAGGATGTCGTCAAGCTGAACAAGATGGTTGATGACGGCGACTTGGCTGGAGCAGTCTCTCAGATGAAGAAAACTGTTGAAGACAATCTTGGCGCTGGCACTGGCACTAGATTCAGCATGGGCAAAGAGCAACAGACGACTACCACCAAAAGGGACTTTAGTTATGCCAAGCTCAAAACAGTTGAAGATCTCAACAATGAAGTCAGATCCTATCTTAAAAGACAAGGGAGCACAGCAACCTTCACAGCGAAAAGAGTTCCTCTGGGCGATATTGTTGGAAAGGTTCCCGGCATCTCTGCCGTCCAACGAGTTGCCGCTCTGTTCGGAAAAAAGCCTGTCTATTTTGCAGTGGAGGCGGGAGGTATCAATGACTTCGATGGGGCAGTCCTCATGGGGTCGGACACCATCTTCATCAACGTAAACAGCAGCCGTCCACACATTCGCATCTTTGGTCATGAGCTTGTCCATTCGCTCCGTGCGTCCAACAACTCAACCTACAGAAGGCTGGTTAACTCGCTGACACCTCTGCTCGATCAGGCTGGGATGCTTGACTATGCAATGGTCATGAGTAAAGAGGGAGTAAAAGATCCTGCCATCATCTTGGAAGAAGCCATCGGAGATATTGTTGGCGACAGATTCGGTGAGTCTGCTTTCTGGCAAATGCTTGCTGATGACAATCCAACCATGTTCCAACAGGTTGCTCGCATTGTCATGGACTTCATTGACAACGCTCTTGCGAAGTTGCGTGGAGATCAGAGCCTTGGGTCAAAGAATTTGGTGACAGATTTGAATGCTGCACGTCGTGTGATTGCTGACGTACTTGGCAATATTCAGCCACCAACACAAGAAGTTGTCGCACAACCAGAGGCAGGCATCCAGTTCAGCACAAAGAAAGAGCCTGCTGAGACCTTCTACTCTGCAATGGAGCGTGGATTTGAATCTGTCAAACAGTCATCTATGCCTGCACAGCAGTGGAAGGCATGGCTCAATTCAAACAAGTCCAAGCTCGGCATCAAGAATGCTGAGATCGAGTGGACTGGTATTGAGGAGTGGCTTGATCTGCAAGAAGGAAAAGTCGAGAAGCAAGACATTCTGAACTGGATTGCCGGTAACAGAGTCAAACTCAACGACATCATTCTTAATGCCAAGAGTGGTCTGACAGATGACCAGATGTATGACTATGTTGCTGCTATGGGAGAAGACCCGGACAGCATGACAAGAGACGACATGGTTAATGCCATTGTCGAACACTACGGATGGAGACGCAGCCGAGTCGAAGGAACAAAACACCGTCAATACACTGAGCCGGGCGGCGATGACTCAACCTACACAGAGATTGTTCTTGTAGATCCAACTGCAATGCCATACAAGATCAATGACAAAATTCATTTTGGTGTTGAGTCAAAAGGTCAGGCCATTGGTTGGATTCGATCTATTGTTAGGAAAGACGTAGATGGAAATGATGTTCTGTTCTTGGAGGAGATCCAAAGTCAGCGAGGTCAAGAGGGCAGAGATGTCGGATTCATTACAGAGGCAGAAGCAAAAGAGTATGAGAACTTATCTGCAAGAACACTTAAAGAGTTGCTACCCGCCGCTGATGCAGATCGTTATGCCGAGTTAAAGAAGAAGGCGGACATGGTTCCGTCTGCGCCATTTGTAGAAGACACGAAGGCATGGACTAGCCTTCTGTTAAAAAGAGCGATTGCCTTTGCACAGACTCAAGGAATCAACAGAATTGCTTGGACAACTGGAGAGCAGCAGGTAGAACGCTACAAGCTATCGAAAAGCATTGATGAATTGCTTATCACAAAAAATGAGAACGGCACATTCAATGTTCTGGCTAAGAAGAATAATTCAGAGGTAATCAACCAGTCCTCTCTCACAGAAAAAGAATTAACCAAGGCTGTAGGCAAAGGCTTGTCTACAAAAGCAATGGATTCTGGCGAGGAGTTGCGCTTGGTTGGCGAGGAAATGGATATTGGTGGTGAGGGCGTAAGCTACTACTACAACACCACCGTCCCATCCGTTGCCAAGACTATTGTCGGCAAAGATGCCGTCAGCGTAATGGATTTGGAGGATACTGGTGAGCAGCTTGGCTTTGTCATCCCAGAGAATCTGCAAGAGCAGGTCGCCACTGATGGCTTCCCAATGTTCAGTCGTCGTCGTTATGAGGAACAGTTCTCTGACCTTGATGACAAAACAAAAGATGCTGCCTTACGTAAAGGGTACTACACACCCCCAACAATCAAGGAGCGTCTCGATCATTTGAAGCCACGCTTTTGGGATCGCATTGTCCAAGGGACATTCGACAAGTTCCGTGCGGTGCGAGGCATCAGCGAGAAGGCATACATGATGTTGCGCTTGTCCGCTGGTTCACAGGATGGCGCTGTGTCTACGCTACTGCACTATGGTCAGGTGTTTGATGACGATGGCGCATTGAATGTGAAGAAGGGAACGAAGGGTTTACTCGATGTTCTCAAGCCAGTTGGCGGAGAGGTTGATCGCTTCCTGCTTTGGATTGCGGCTAACCGTGCAGCCAATCTGTCGAAGGATGAGCGTGAGCGTTTCTTCAAACCAGAAGACATTCGCATGCTACAGAAGTTGAACATGGGAACCATGAAGGACGGCAGCTCACGGATCGGCGTGTATGCTGAAGCCCTGAAGAACATGAATGAGTTGAACAGATCTGTCCTCGATGTCGCAAGATCAACAGGACTTATCGATGCCGACGCATACAAACGATTCTCTGCTGACATCTGGTATGTCCCGTTCTATCGTCAGATGGAAGACGATGGCAGTTTGTCTGCTGCTCAAACATCTTCCGGCGCTGTCGGCCAGTATCTCTCCAAGAAATTGAAGGGTAGCGACCGACCGTTGAATGACCTGATGGAGAACGTCCTGATGAACTGGACGCATATCCTGTCTGCCTCAATGAAGAACAAGGCTGCTGTCGAAACACTGAAAGCCGCATCAGACATGGGCGACATCGTCACCAAACTTCCTGCTCAGATGAAGGGCGCAGTGAAGGTGATGGAGAACGGCAAAGAAACCTACTACCAGATCGACGATGAATTCCTGATGAACTCACTGACCGCAGTAGCTCAGGCTCCAAGCTATGGATTCTGGATGGACACTGCTCGTGGGTTCAAGACTACGCTAACAAGATTCATCTCCTTGTCTCCAACCTTCAAGATCAACAACTTGATCCGAGACTCAATCCAGTCTATCGGCCTGTCTGAACTCAGCAGAAACCCAATGGGTAACGTGTTGCAGGGATGGAGAGCGTACAAGGATGACCGAGCAGAGGCATTGGCCGGTGGCGGCTTGTTCGCTATGGGTAACGCATTCGATGGAGACCAGTCCGCAGCCGTGAAGCGCCTACTCAAGACAGGAGTTAACAAGGCCGACATCCTAGACACCAAAGAAAAGGCGGCGGCATTCTTCGCATCTGTTCAGGATAAGTACGATGAGTTAAGTGACGCATCTGAGAATGCCAACCGTCTTGCTTTGTACCAGCAACTCCGAGCAAAGGGAGCATCCCATCTTGAGGCATCCTATGCCGCCAGAGATTTGCAGGACTTCAGCTTGCAAGGAAGCTATTCGGCTATTCGGTATGCGGCTCAGGTTCTCCCTTACTTTAATGCTCGCTTACAGGGTATGTACAAGTTGGGAAGAGATGGTCTCGACCCAACCATGCAGGTTCTGACTGGCAAGGCTTCAGACACTGAGAGACAGAAGGCGGCAAAGTTTGCCACCGTCACTGGAGCAGTCGTGGCTGCGGCCATGATTTTGTATCTGTCGCAGAAGGACGATGAGGATTGGAAGAAGCGCGAAGACTGGGATCGTGATGCCTTCTTCTGGTTCAAGCTCCCCGGAACAGATAAGGCTGTACGCATTCCGAAGCCATTCGAGATGGGTGCGATAGCAACTCTATTTGAGCGTGTGACAGAACAGATGGTCGATTCTCAGGTTGAGGGTAAGGTTTTTGGAAAGAGATTGCTGCACGTCTTGTCAGACAACTTCGCCATCAACCCAATACCTCAAGCTGTGCGCCCCATCTACGACATTGCTCGCAACAAGGACGGCTTCACTGATCGGCCAATCGAGTCTATGGGCATGGAGCGGGTCTCTGTCGAGAACAGAGTCAGCCCCGGAACGTCGGGTGCTGCCGTTGCAATCGGCACGATCAACAGCATGTTTGCTGAGTTTGCATCCAAGGTAACGGGCGGCGCAATCAACTCACAATCTGTCCAGTTGTCACCGATCCAGTACGACTACATGATTAAGGGATACCTTGGCTGGGTCGGCACAGGAATCCAGACAGCGTCGAATGTGATGGCAACCCCATTCAAAGATGGAGCATCATCCAGATACGAGCGCATCGATGACTACTTGGTTGTCGGCAACTTCGTGAAGACCGTACCACAATCACAGTCTCGCTACGTCACATCGTTTTATGAGAACGCCAAAGACATAGCGACGGCATCAGCAGATGTCAGCCACTTCCTAAATGCTGGGCAGTTTGAGAAGGCCAATGAAATCTACTTAGCGAAAGCCGATAAGCTGGCGCTGGCTAAGCTGTACAACAAGGGCACGAACATGATGTCATCTATCAGCAATCAGATCAAAATGGTTGAAGACGACAAGGTGATGACTGGCGCACAGAAGAGACTGGAGATTGAGCGGCTTCAGCAGATACGCATACAGATAGCGAAGGACGTTGAAGACGTTCGCATCTCCTCCAAGAAAAAATGAAAGAGTGCAGTAAGTCTATGCTTCGCAGGGTTCGTGATCCGAACTTTGCGAGGCGCTACTTTGTTGGCGACGGCATAGACATTGGCGGCAAGCCCGATCCCATCTCAGCGCACAGAGATATGTTCAGTGGCATGGGTAAGGTGAGGGTGTGGGATTGGGATGATGGTGATGCTCAGCACATGTCTGGACTCGCAGCCGAGTCTTTAGACTTTGTCCACAGCAGCCATTGCCTTGAGCATCTGGTCAACCCACGTCAGGGATTGAAGACTTGGTTCAATCTGTTGAAGCCAAGCGGCCACCTGATTGTGACCGTACCTGATGAGGACTTGTATGAACAGGGCGTATTCCCAAGCACGTACAACTCAGATCATAAGTGGACGTTCACCACGCACAAGAAATACTCTTGGTCAGACCAGTCCATTAACGTGACAGATTTGGTTGTTGGGCTGGGTGAGTTGGCTGAGATAATCAAGATTGAACTGATTACAGAAAACTATCAGTACGGTGCGAACAGAATAGATCAGACACTGTTTCCCGGGACAGAGTGTGCGATTGAGTTTGTTGTTCGCAAGAGGACAGTTCAGGAATTGGCCGACAGAGGAAGATGGAGGAGACCGTCATGACAACATACACAAAGCCGGGCTTGAGAGAGCGCATCAAAAATCAGGTGATGGCTGGCAGTAAGGGTGGAGATCCGGGCGAGTGGTCTGCTCGCAAAGCTCAGTTGGTGGCGCAGAAGTACAAGGCTGCCGGTGGCGGATACTCTGGCGGCAAGACAGGAGAACAGAAGTCTCTGTCCAAGTGGACGAAGGAAGATTGGAAGACATCTGACGGCAAGCCATCGGAAGGCAAGAAGAGATACCTACCGGCAAAGGCGTGGGACAGCTTGTCGCCCAGTGAGAAGGCCGCAACAAACAAGGCCAAGTCACAGGGCAACAAACAAGGGAAGCAATTCGTATCTCAGCCTAAGAAGATTGCTCAGAAGACGAAGGAGTTTCGCCGCTGACAGGAACATTCCGGTGGCGGTCAATCCACTCCGTTATGTCCTCACGGTAAGACTTCCATCTTCCGTTCTCATCAAACCGAAATGCGGGGATCTTCCCTGACACACACCATTGTCTGGCTGTTTCTGCCGTGACTCCAAGCATCTTGGCAATTTCACCAGCACCAATGATTTCTTTCATACGTCTAACTCTCCTTGCTCGCCATCGGTTGCGTTCTCTACAACAATCTGTCGGCTCAGTGCGTCAACCAGTTCGTCTTGGCTTGCGACCTTGACGTTGATGATTGATCGGGCAACATGACCCAGTGCCTGTGAACGATGTGATGCACGAATCAAACGGATAGTCTGGCCGTGTCCTACGATATAGATGCGCTGTTGTTTCATTGCTCTCTCCTTAAATTTTGTTTTCGTCTATTCGGTGATCGCCGCACCAATCGTTTACAAAGACCACCGGATAACCCCCTATCGTAGGGGCATGGCGACGGCATCTACCTAAGTGATAAACAGGGTCGAGTTCGCCGACAGTCCCTTGCTTGACGATCTGTTTGGGAACAAACCAAATACAAGTCTTGCAGCGCATACCTTGTGACCGGTGAACCCACGGATCTTGATCGCTCATTGCTTCCTCACTTTCTTTGTCTCTCTGTATTCCCACATCCCAGCAAACGCTGGGAACATGAGGTCGAACAGTCGTGCTAAGTACGGACTGTGGTTGTTGTTGATCTTCCACTCACTACCTTGTTCTTGTACGACTGAGTGGTGTCTCAACACATGAATGATTGTTCGGGCAGAGTAGTGTTTAAACCCTTTGTTCCGAACCTTCATTGCTTCTCCGACGAATGCGTCCCATACGTGGAGATTATTGGGGAGCCACTCTGTGAATTCTTCACAGAATAACTCCTCATTCTTTTTCATAACCTCAACAATTGGGTGCATGGTCAGAAAGGGATGTCGTCGCCCAAGTCACCAAAGTCATGCTTCAGCTCTGGCTCTTTCTTTTCTACGACGGGCGGCTTGCGTGGTGTATTCCCGCCGAGAAGCTCAATCTCCCCGACAGATCCAGACACCTTGATGCTGGTGCTGCCATCCTTTTTCTTGAACTCTTCTGTATGAGGATCGTTGATAACGGCGTATACCATCTGTCCCTTCACCAAGTATTCAGACAGGGACGAGGCTCGCTTCCCCCATAGACTCGCATCAATCCATTGCGTTGGCCGAGTGCCGTCTTCGCCCTTGCGCCCGTAGCTGTAGGCCAAGGACAGATTGCATACTGCTTCGCCATTTGGAGTTGTCCTGACTTCAGCGTCACGGCCAATACGAAAAACACCTGATAGATTTGCCATTGTTAATCCTTCAATTTATAAAGAGTTGTTGCGGTTAATTCGAGCTTTGGTGGTTGGGATTTCTTTTCTCTTGGTGGCTCGACTTGGGCTACCACCCAACACCAAAAGTCAGCCAGCCGCAGATGCAGCCAGTCCCAATACTCCTTCGATCTGTCAATCCTTGTGACAGCCATAACGTCGGGTGTCCAGACTACGAATTCGCAGTAGTCTTTTTGCGTGATTTCCATAAGCCCCTGCATTTGCGCCATGTAATAGGGCGGGATTTCTGGGTAGACAACCTGCGAATACGGGCACTTGACTTCACCCATCCCCTTATCCCCAACAAAAAAATCGGGTGAACCGCCAAGCCAAGCCATCTCCGGATGGGGTATAAATCCCACCAGATTGACAGAAGACGCATCCTCAACGCACCTCTTGCTGTACTCAGCAACTGCCTCAGCCTCATGCTCCTCTCCCCAATGTGATGCAGGGTTTCCTTCAAATGGTTCTTCTAATCCCATGATTCTTCGCCAGAGTTGTTGGCGAGAACCCGGGCCGAGGCCAGCGGCCTGTCCGAAAGAGGAGGCTGTCAGCTTCCCCTCTCTGTCTTTGTGCCATTGCTCTGTTCGCTGGTGCGGGTTCATGCTTCTCCTTTGAACTGGAATGAATTCTTGTAATTGCTCGGCAAGATTTTCTTTGCGTCAGCTAAGAGCTTCTTTGGTATGGGCTTGCCATCCAGATCAATGAGTTGATCGATCAGGCTGTATGTCATCGGCAACACAGTCTTTATGATTGCGGCATCGACAGTGGCACGTGCCATCGCCCACTCTGATGGGTCTATATCTGGATATGTCACTCCAGACCTTTCGCCAGTGCCTTGCAGAACTCCTCCGCCACAGCCTTCTCCTCATCGGATAACAGAGCAAACTGTCCACGCAATGCCTCCTTGCTCTTGCACTCAGACAGTCTGCGCTTCAATTCATCTACCTGTTCAGCAGTCATCTTGGCCTTGATCTCTGGCTTAGCTGAGCCAGCCTTGGCCGCCTCTGCCTTGCGGTCATTGACGTACTTGTTGTCGTCGTACAGGCCAAGGTAGATGTCCGCAGAGAATCCCAGCATTGACAGAGCCTTGCCGATAGCATCTGTTAAAGATTTCTTGGGAGCCTCTTCGTCCGTGAAGTAGCCGTTCTTGTTCTTACCGACGAAAGTGGTTTGGCCGAAGTGTTCGACCGTCCCACTTCCGATATGGATCGGCACTCCCTCTCCGTTCTCTAAGAAGATTGGGTAGGTCAGATGGATGCGGACAAAGTGGATGGTTTCGTTGGCAACCGCAACCTTACGGATCTCTTGCTTTGTTAGCACACGCTCACCTTTGCTGTCGAGCGTCCACTCCTCGGAGATCTCTTCGGCAATGATGGGCGTACCTTGCATCAGCCCTTGCTCGACAATCTTGACAGACCAGAGGTGGCCCATTGGCCCCCAGAGTTCTGTCGCCTTGCGGATTTGGTAGGTGTGATTGATGGCCGTACCTGAGAAGCCACCGCCTCGGCTGAATGCCTTGACGTGCCGTGGGTCGGTTGTGCATGTGGCATTCCACACATTCAAGAAGCTGCTGTTGTTTACTGCGTCTGACATTTGGTTCCTTTCGTTGACAATGTGTAAAGCATTTACCTTTTAAGGTAGGCAAAGTATACATGATTTGCCGAAGATTATACAGTGATTTGACGAATTTGTAGGTAAAGACCAACTAAACCAAATGGGTAATGGTTTACCCCGCTTGCATTTTGTTTCGCAATGTACGACACTCTCGTCCGCAGGGTAGGTTCTTGGTCGCTCCGAGGACTGAAAGCACTGGTAGTTTTTTCCTTTCGACCAGTGTTCCCTGCCCCTTCGGGGTTTCAAAAGAAAGGCGGGAAAGGACTCCATGTTCAGTTATCAATTTCATATCAGGGACTACCTGACGAAGACAAGGCATCTCAGCCTGACCGAAGACTTGGCGTACCGTCGATTGATGGACGTGTACTACACAGAAGAAAAACCACTGCCCAAACAGCCGGAAGACTGCGCTCGACTGATTGCGATGCGTGAGTATTCGGATGATGTTGGCCGTGTGTTGCAGGAGTTCTTCATCCAGTCGGATGATGGGTGGAGGAACGACCGATGCGACTACGAGATTGAGAAGTACCACGGCAAAGCAGAGTCAGCCAGACGTGCGAACAAAGCCAAGATAGAAAAGAAAACTCTGAAATCAGAACTGAAATCAGAACCGTCTCAGGACGCAACCCATAAACCCAAGAACCCAAGAACCCAGAAACCCACACCTATGGTTGAAGGGTTCGATTCTTTTTGGTCTGCCTACCCGCGTAAGGTGGCGAAGGCTGAGGCGCAGAAATCTTTCAACAAGATCAGACCAGATGCTGAGACGCTGACACAGATGCTTGCGTCCCTTGCGAAGTCACGCCAATCCACAGACTGGCTGAAAGACAACGGCCAATTCATTCCATTCCCAAGCACGTGGCTGAACCAACGCAGGTGGGAGGATGAGGCCTCTGAACAACCAATTCAATTTGAAGGAATGCTATGACCGACTTCAACAGACGAACAGAGATTGAAGACAAGCTGACCAGCCTTGAGGAAAGGATCAGCTCATTGCAGGAAAGACTGAACAGATACTACGAGTCAGGATGGAACGCTGCACTTGAGTTGGCGGCGTTTGAGATTGAGCATAACTTTGTTAAAGCATTCGGCAAAGATACTTTGTCGAGCATTGCAATCTATATAAGGGGGATGAAGAAATGAATAACCCACCAGCATTTCCAAGACCAGCATCAGACGCTCATCAACATGGTATGCACAAACCACAAGATGGCATGACCTTGCGTGATTACTTTGCGGCAAAGGCTATGCAAGGGCTTTTTGCAAGTGGTCACTATGAGGGAAAAGTAAATATTGTCGAAGTAGCAAAAACCGCTTACACAATGGCAGACGCAATGTTGAAAGCGAGGGAAGCATGAGCCAAGATGACTACGTTGAAATAAGAATAGCCCCTGAGCTTTCTGAATGGCGGTGCTATTTGTTTGGCAACAGACCCGGCAGCGTAGGTATTGTGTACTGCCCAGCAAAAGGCAGAGTTCCAAATTTGTTTGTGCGCTGGATGATGCGTATTTGTTTTGATTGTTTGTGGGTAAAGGATAAGAAATGATCCTCGATCAAGGCAAACTGGCAAACGGATTGGTTGATGAACTGCTTGCGGTCATTCACCAGTATGACGAGTCGCTGTATATGTGTAGCGTCATTGGCGTGTTGGAGTTGGTCAAGCAGCAACTGATACAGGAAAGCTTAGACAGGGAGGATGACGAATGACACAAGATGAAATCATTGAAATGGCTAGAGAGGCTGGATGTATTCCACGTAGACATCCCGAGTATTGGGAAAATATACAAGTGTTTGCTACGCCTGATGTACTTATTAATTTTGCCCAACTATTAGCCGACAAAGCAACAGAAGAAGCCAACGCAAGAGCCAATGCTTCTTGGACATTGATGTGTAAAAAGATGGTTGCGTTTGAACGTGAAGCCTGTGCAAAAGTGTGTGATGAGTTGTACGCAGAAGACGAAACCGTGTCTGTGGGTGAATGTGTCAACGCCATCAGAGCCAGAGGTGAAGCATGATTGAAGTATTGAAACAGATGGTAGAAGCCCTTGAATGGTGTCATGGCGGTGAACCTATTGGCACAGCAGAAGCAATCAAAGCAGGGAAGCAAGCAATTGCAGAATTGGAAAGCCAAGAGCCTGTGGCTTATATACGTCGCAATGAATACAACGAGTATCGACTTGAGCCAACAGATAATTTCAAGATTGAGGACATTCCTGTTAGCGTTGAAGTAATGCTCTACGCCCACCCACCACAGCGCACATGGCAGGGGCTGACGGATGAGGATATAGAAGAGGGCATCAGGCAAAGTTGGGTCACAGAACAGGCTTTTCAGTCTGCCGCATGGTGGGCAGACGCCAAACTCAAGGAGAAGAACACATGAAGAGACCAATGCCTAGCGGAGCCAGTGAGATTCATGACTTGCGTGTAAGCAAGAAGATGGTTCCGAACGAAATTGTTTTTGTGTCTATGGTTGGAGACTTAACCTACGGGAATTGGATTGTCTATGTTGACATAAATAAAAACCCAGAAAGCTATGAGTGGATTTGGGCGGTCAACCTACAAATCTGTTTGGTGTACGACACATCTGTTCACCGTGACATTGTCAAACACTATGCAGAGACAATCGCAAAAGCTAAGCCGAACGGCGGTTACATCGTTGGAGATAACTTTCAAGGCTATCTGTATCTGTGGAATGTAGACAAGCAAGCCGGAGCGCATTTAACTTACACGCCTGAGATCAATGGGGACATTGAGCTTGGACTGACAACACATCCAGCAGAAGCTGTCTACAGAAGAGTTTATCCATACGAGATGGAATTTTTAAAAGGGGTGGACAGTGTCAAATGAAATGATCTTCACGGCAGACAGCATAGACTTTGCCGAGTATGCAAGCGAGCCACACGACAAAGAAAAGATAGTTGCGCCAAAGAAATACAGGGATGAGACCATCGCCTTGTTGTCTGGCGTGGAGATGGTCAAGGGTGCAACGCTTCCTTGGCCGAAGACGCATGACCACATCAGGTTCAGGGCGGGAGAGGTCAGTCTATGGATGGGTATCAATGGTCACGGCAAGAGTTTGCTGACCAGCCATGTCATGCTGGACTTCCTTCACCAGAATCAGAAAGTCTGTATCGCTAGTTTCGAGATGAAGCCACGGGCTACGCTTGCTCGCATGTGTAAACAAGCAGCAGGAAGTCCTTTGCCGACGGCTAGGTTTGTAGATGGCATGCTTGAGCATGCAACAAATAGGCTTTGGCTATACGACAAGATGGGACAGACAGACCCTAGCCATCTGTTGTCGATCATGCGGTACGCAGCAAAGAAACTTGGTGTACAGCATTTCGTTGTTGACTCGTTGATGAAGGTGGTCAAGGGTGAGGATGACTACAACGGACAGAAGAATTTTGTAGACAGCGTGTGTGCATTTGCTTTGGATTACAACATCCATGTACACATCATCCATCACAGTCGGAAGCTGGGCGACGAGATGCAGGTTCCGGGAAAGATGGATGCCAAGGGCAGTGGATCTATCGTAGATCAGGTGGATCAGTGCTTTACTGTGTGGAGAAACAAACGCAAAGAGCAACAGATTCAGGCTGGCAAAGAGGTGGATGAGGGAACCCCTGACGCAATCTTAGTGTGCGACAAGAACAGGCACGGGGATTGGGAGGGTAGGGTCGGGTTGTTCTATCGATCAGGCGCATGCTCCTACTCGCAGTCTCCATCGCAGACGACGTACTACAACTACGACAGATACATGTCGAGCGAAGGGGTAGAGATATGAATCCAATGCAGTTGGAATTACATGCAAAAGAACTTGCTGCCGAGCTTGCTGGCTATAAGGCCGCCGTTCACTCTCTATCGTTCGAGTTAGAAATGCTCAAGGACAGGTCGAACAGATCAATTACCCACAAAGAAATTATGCTCATCAGAAAGCATGCGCTGGATCAGGCATCGGAGTTTGTAATGGACTGGGGTATTCCAAAGTCCGGAGAAGACCTCGTCAATCTGTGCGAAAAAATTAAAAAGCTGAATGAAAAGAAAATCGACGCTGTTAACAGAGGGGCTGCGGTCGCATCCGAATTTTTCCGAAGGTGAGAGAACTATGAAAGACATCGCAGACCTTAAAGATCAGTTGCGTGAAGAGCAACGCAAAAAAAACAGAGAAGAGATGCCGGAGATAGCCAAGCTGATGGACGAGATCAACGCCAAGTACCCCGGATCGAAATTGATTTGGGCGAAAGATCTGTCCACCGGGAAAGAGATCGGCAAGAGATCCGTTGAGAAGAACGTGTTTGTAATCCCAGATAACTATAGACCATCGGAGGTGACAGATGTACGAAAAGGCAGAAGCAAGACTCGCTGAGATGCGAGACAAGTCCGCACTGTTTTCAGAAGCAGTTGCAGAAAAGAACTACCTTGAAAAATTCAGGGAGTCACAGCTCGCAATCCTGATGAAAGAGTACGAGACCTTGGGGCACAAGACCTCGGCAGCGCAGGAGCGTGAAGCACGTGCCGACAACAGATACATTTCTGTTTTGGTAAGTCTGCGGACAGCAACAGAGATCTCAGAAAAGCTCCGCTGGGAACTTGAGATTCTCAAGCTGGGCGTGGCAGTCTGGCAAACTACACAGGCAAACGAGCGGATAGAAAGAAAAGGTTACGGGGCATGACGAACGCATTCGACTGGAAGAAGTTTACAGATGAGGAGCATGCTAAGCATGGCGGCGATCCCTTCAAACAGATTAAGCACAATGCCAAAGTTAGCAGGAGCATTTCGGAGAGCGTTCAAAAATTACAGGATAAGAATCCTTATCATGGCACGATCATTGGCCTGAGTACCAAAGCTGATGAATCTATCTTTGCTGACAAGAGACGCAATATAAACAGATCTCTTTACAAATGAAAGTCATTCCGCCATACCTTACATTTAAACAAGCCCTGACCAATGGATATGTGGAGCGCATGGAGTCGCCCGTGTACACCCGATGGGTGAAGACACTGAGATGCGTGAGTTGCAATGCACCGGCAGACGACCCGCATCACCCGCACGGGTCAGGGTTCAAGGGCATGGGCACGAAGGTTCCGGACTGGTGGGTAATACCTATCTGTCGCACTTGTCATGACGTACTGCATCACGACGTGCATACATGGGAGGAGGAGCATGGACTCCAACTCGAACACGTAGCCCTGACATTACTGCAAGCAATAAGAGAAGGAGTGCTTCATCTTGGAAAGCAATAGACCGGTACGTCGATGTACTTTTCCCAACTGTGAACACCCGTCTGGGTTCTATGGCTATTGCCTTGGACATGAGCCAGAATTTGTTCGGACAGAATTCGACAGATTGGTGGCTTCCGGGGTGGCAAATCCTTCCCGGCCGCCGTGTTATGAGAGTGACCGCAAATGGAAAGAGTACGTGGTTGCCTTTGTATGGAGCAGTGCGCCCGAGCGGAGAGCGAGTGTACGTGTTGAGTATTGTCGGGACTGCACACCTTCCTATAGAGACGAGCAACATGCAATGGGCAAGTGCGCTCATCCGGAGACAGTGTTCGTGCGACCCGACACCAGCAATGGTGGAGTCATCGGTATTCCGAACAACAATAAGAGAGACCCGAGGAGATGGGAACAGGCCATGATGGGCATGCTTGGCGCAGTGGTTGCGCTGCCCAGTGCGAAGGCGATGGAGGAGGTGGTCAGTAAGTACGATGAGTCGAAGCGTAAGTCTGGTCGACCGAAGAAAGAACAGACCACATGATGCTCCCGTATCCCATCAGCACGAACGTGTACTGGCGAACCTTCCGTGGGCGCATGGTCAGGAGCAGTGCAGCCGTTGCGTACAAGGATGAGGTGGGATGGATCGCCCGATCCAATAGGCTGGAGTTGTTCTCTGTTCCGGTGATGGTGATGCTGGTTCTTCATCCAGTGAGGCCAGCAGATGCAGAGAAGAGGGAGAAGAAAGACAGATTGTGGGGATTGAATGTGCGGAGGATTGATATTGATAACGCACAGAAGGTAGCGTTAGATGCGCTACAGGGGATAGCCTATGAGAATGACAGGCAGATAACGTATCTGTCCATTAAACTTGGACAGCCCATTGCAGGTGGTGGGCTTCACGTAACTATTGCAGAGGACAAAGACTGGGCATGAAGTTCCACAGTGTCGAACAGGCGATCAGGTTCTCGTTCAACGTGAGTGAGCGGGAGGAGTTCAGCCGGACTGACTTGCTCGGCACGAGGGGCACGAGCCAAGATGATCTGTCGCCGATGGATCTGCATGCCCAAGCTGCAATGATCCAGTCGATGCTGAACAGATTGCATCAGGTGGAGAGGGATTCGATTCTGTCGATGTACGGGAGGGGTCGGTCTAGGTCAGATGCGATAAGAGGTTTCGCTGATTATTTGTACCATCATGTGAGCGGTACTGTGCCTAGTGTCCGTGAGTTGCAGATCATTCTCATGCACTGGGCGACCAAGCGACCCAGTATCAGGAAGATTGCAGAGGAGAGGGGTGTGAGTTACAGGCAAGTCTGCAACTGGCGCAACGCTGTCCTACGTGCTTGGATGCCAGTGCAGATCAGAGCCATTGAAAGATTACATGGACAGATGTTTACCGATGGTGGGTTCGAGTTAGTTCTTTGACTTCTTGGCGTAGCTTGCGTCAGCCATTCCCTCAATCCAACCGTACTCGTATGCTCGTTCACTGATAAGCCTGACCAAGTCCTCGTACTCTTTCAGAGAAAGCATGAGCATGAGTGTCCCAGTCTTTGGCCGGAATTCTTCCAACACCTTCTCAATGTAGACCTCTCTGTCTGTAGTCATAGCGGAACCTTTCTGTATGTGAGGCCGGATGCAGTTCGAGATGGCAGGTTGTATGCGTCGTATGCACCGTGTCGCATACATGTGCTGCGTAGTTCTTGCCCTTCATAAACTCCTCTTGCGAACAGATCATTCTGTTGTGCAAGCACTGTCTTTCTTGGGGACTTGAACAGTTTATCTAACCCACCCAACTCGATTTTTGTATCGAGTCCTTTCTGCGTGAGGCCGTAGAACATTTCGTTCACCATAGTGACCATGCCTTTCGGCACTAACTCATAGACAATCGTATTCTCTATGTCGACCAGACTCTTACCGGCAATGATGCCGGTCTTCTTAATCATGGGCGCACTCATGTTCCCTTTGCTTGCGAGTATAGACAGAATACGGTGAGCAGTGCTACCAACTTTAATTTCTGATTCCATTTTGTTTTCCTTTACATGTATGAAAATAAGCCTCGTCTCTGTCGAGCCAGACTTGTTTGCAATTGGCACAATACCAAGCGACAGATTCGATTACCACTGTCCGTTTGTTTTCGTGCTGACCACGAACCTTCCCGAAGAATGTGCGAATCTTTTCAATCACCAGACCTTCCCCTTTCTTTTGTTGCGTTTGTATGTAGTTTCACCAAGCCAGATAGCCACCGCCCCAACGACTACGACTATCAGTGCGCCCATGAACAGCATGAATATCACGCCAATGAGATCGAGCATGGTTTCTCCTTGAGTTTGAGTGAGTTGCGAGGGATGCACCAGATTTCACGACCGTCTCCACAGTCCATGAGGAATGCGCCAGCGATGCGCCCAGCCTTGAGTAGCTGATGCACACGCTGACGTGAGACACCCATGATCTGTGAGGCGACAGTCAGGGAGACATGACCCCGCTCTAAGCGGAGGTCAATCATTTACTTACCCTTCTCTTTCTTGAGTATCTCTGAGATACCCTCCACCTCCTGAGACACAATCTGTGCCGCCCATTCCATCAGCTCGTTGGCTTTGTCTTTGTTGTCAAAGTCAAGGCCTGACGCATGACATGCTCTTGAGATTGTGCGGATAGAAAGCTCGGTGTCCATCTCTTCGAGAATCCTTCTCACTCTCTTCGGCATATCTGTTTGCTTTTCCAAAAGCTCGATCACCATCTCCATCAACTGCTTACGCTTCATTGTGAGTATGGTCACCTCTACCAGTGCAGCATAGGATTCTCCCTTTGTCTTGACAATGTTCTCCATCATGGAGAACGCTCCCTCGAATGGGTCTGGTTCTTTCTTCTGTTTGGATTCTCTCTGGAGATCGACAGCAATCTGCACCAGTACGCATGAGGCTTGGCTCAAGCCACCAATGTTCCATGTCTTGATCGACTGAACACTGAGACCATCGTCACCCATGTATGCCTTGCCGTTCTTCCAGTTATAGATAGACGCAACTGTTCCGTCGCTAAACTTCACGACCCAGTGTGCATCTACCTTTCCCTTGTCGTATGACAACGGCTTGCCGAACAGAGAACAGATCTCTTTGTACGTTGCCTCAATGTTTCCAACATGTGATGAGCCATTGGTCTCGTCGAGGAGAGACTCCCTCTCGTTGTGTGTAATGAATTCCATTGTGTTTGCTCCTGTGAGTTTGTTTAAGCATTTATCCATTTGACCTCCCCATTTACTCGTACCGGCATGACCCATTCGATGTCATCCACCAACTCCATCAGAGTCATGGACGCATCAGCGGATTCACCAGTGTTCATGTCACACCCAATCACCAAGCCCTTACCGGCCAGTGGTTGCGGATAGAACCTATGCAAGAAGAACCTTTGGTCTTCTGCATACAGTCCTTCGTCATCGACATAGATGCCGTCGCCCTTTGCATTGAGGCGAGCGACATCGAATGTCTCCGCATCGATCAGCTTGTAGATCTGGTGAAAGTCACCAGAGTATTCGATCTGTTTGACTGTCTGTTGGAATGGGTCAATTAAAAAAGCTCGCATGTGATTTCCTTTCAGTTAGCGAAGAGTGCAAAGAACGCAACTGGCATGACTACGATAAGTAGCACACCAAAAAAAAGATCTGCCAGTAAATCTTCAGGTTCATCATATCTATCGATAGGATGAGGGGCATAAAGTTTCTGAGCCAGATCATCTTCGGGAGTCCATCTGTTGACAGACGGGGCTTGGTAACCAGCATCAATGCTGATGTTTCTTTCAGACGAGGGAGTCATTAGATTTTCCTTTCTGGTTGCATGCTTGTCTTACCTTGGCTACCACTGCGAGGAGTTGCTTGTCGTGCTTACCCCTCGCTTCGAGCAGATTGCATACTGCATCCATTGCAGACATCATTTCTTTGGGTGCTTGCTTACCCTCTTTGAGGGCAGCATCTGCCACCTTCTCAATCATAGATACCACACCGCTTACAGTAGCCAATTGAATGCTTTGCATTGTCATCTTTTCTCCTTTGAATGCGTTTCTTTTTACGTTCCAATCTGTCATTGGCTTTGGCTTTGGAACGCTCCTTCCCAACTTCTTGAAGTTGTTGTGCCGTGAGTTGTGTATCAGGGGTAAGTAGGTTCACACCTACACCGGCCATCGCCAGTGTCAGCACCAACCTACCTACCACCTCATGTGGGCTGAGCCACATTCTTTTCACCCATTCGGTCGATGATGTTCATGTAGTGGATGAGCAGATCACCCAACCCAAGCTGATACTTTGGATGTAGGTAGGATTCTGGAAGTCTCCAGAATGGATTGAGGCCAAGCCCGATGGCGGTATCTGTCAACAGAATCAGGCCGACAACATGCTGAACACCGCTGCCATGCTGTTGCAGAGGGTGATCTGGCAAACCCAAATCACCGAATACCATGCGGAATTTGTGCATGAATGCAGTGTTGTGCTTGAGTTCCTTCCAGTCTTCATCGCTGACAGCGTCAGCTAGCGCCAGTGTTTTCGTCGGGTCGATGTTGACAGTGTCCTCTCTGTCGTTCTCAATAACCTGTGTTCCTTCATGGAACAAAAGGTTAATGGACTTGTCTGTCTGCACTTCGCTCAGCTTGATATGTGTCATAAGTCCTCCAGTGTTTCAAAGATTTCCATGTCGGTGTCGATCTGAACAGATTGACCATCGATCTCGACGATGCACCGCATGTGGAGATCACAAGGCACACCACCGGCATGCTCATGTGGCATCGAGAAAAGCACAGGGAATTTATCCGAGGCCTTTGTGTTTTTCCAGAGCAGATCTGTTTCGATCTGTCGGTTGTAGCCCCTCTTCTCAGCGAGCAGGGATGCAACAATGAGTTGCGCTTGGGTGAAGTATTTCATTGCCTATCCTCCAGAAAGTCGGCTATGCCGACACGGTTGCCGTTGATGTCACGGATAACGACCACGTCACCGGCCTTCATAGACTCGGGTTTGTTGGTCAGTTGCTCGATGAGAGACTGCAAGAGACGGATAGTCTCCCAGTCGACTTCGTTCTCTTCGACATGGCTTAAGCCAAACATGATGTTCACTCTCATATCTGTTCCTTTTCTGTTGGTTCGACGTTAACCCAGCCAGTGTCGCCACAGGCAAAGCATGTATATGGACGGCCTTGCTCATCCAATTCCGGATTGCATGGGTCACAGCATGGACACTCGACCTTTGCGTTGTCACTCACCACGGTGAGATCGAGTACCTCGCACTCCTCATCGGATTGCTTGCATGTGAAAGGCGCATCGAGCATCATTCGCTTTGCTTGCTCTTCGCTTTCAGCGTCGATGGTTACTTGTTGGTAGTACCGAAAGACCACCGTTCCTTTGTAGGTTTTCATATTCGCTCCTTATTTGTAGAACAAATCCCAAATCTGTTGAACAGTGGCATAGCCTTCGGTGTCAGCGGAACCCCACTCTCGATATTTATCGAGAGCTTCCTCGATTGCTTTCCTTGCGCCACCTTTGTTGAAGTTATTCAGTGCAGTAGAGACGGCTTGATTCAAGCCGAGAGCAGCGTCCTCTCTGCCGTCGATGTGATAAAGAGCCCAGTCATCCGCTGTCAGAGACAGATAAACAACCTTTTCAATGTGAACGTGATCGCTAATCATGTGTTTCCTTTCGTGAGTTGCTTGCTTTTAGGCCATCCGGCCTTAGTGAAATCTGTCACCAGATTTGCAATAGCCGGAACAGATCGACTGGCGGCAGGGGTATCAGCGGGAAGGTACTTTTCAAACTCAGGCAGTAGCTCCGCTAATTGTTTGCGAGTGGTACATGATTTGGCAACAGATTCCAACTTATCTTGCAGATCGGAGATCGTTTGTCGTGTTGCCTTTGCTTTCTCCGAAAGCTCTGCCACTTTCTTGGCTGTCTTCTCGCTCATGGTGTATTCGGTTCTCTCCTGAGAGAACACATAGACGCTACTGAATGGCGAGTTTCTGAACCAGTGGTTTGTTCTGTTCAAATAGACGGACAGTTTCGGGTCGGCAGTAGCAAAGACAAGTTGCTTAGGCAACTGATCTATTGAGTCTTGCACTATTAACTTATGGGCTTCGGCTTCGAGAGTCTTGTGGTCGTTCGGCACGTCCTGAATAACGGCACGAACAAAGGCAGAGCGGAGGGTTTCTGTAAGTCGCATGGATTTTCCTTTCGATGCGAGGCGGGATGCCTCTGGGTATGCACTCGATTGAATGCACACTCAGAGAGGCAGGGACAACCCTGCCACCCTGTCACGCTACCTGCTGTTCAGGGTTGGCGATCTGTTCGAGAACAGATTTCAGCCATGCCTCGGCTCCAGTTTGATTCTTAACCGGAGGTTGAATGATTGCATTCTGAGGTATCGGCAGATGCTTGATTGCCTTGGCAATCAGCGTGTTGTTCGATTGACCGAGACTGCTACGTGTTTCCTTGCCTAGTTGGTCATTCGACCAATAGATTCCGGCAAACAGGGAGGTTCTAAAGAACCCTGACAGTCCGGTGAGGGCTGCCAATCTGTCCATGTCCAGAGGAGAATCCTCTGCCTTGATTTCGACAAACTGGGCTACGTTCTCGTAACCCTCGACTGATACGTCGGCTGCACCTGCTGCACCGTAGATGGCTACAGAGTAGCCCGCCTTGGTCAACTCGTCGGCCAGTCGGAGACCGGATGCCCCTCTCCAGAACAGTTGTTCTGAGGTGACGTTGCTGTTTCCGGCAAGGTCGATCACAATCGAGACAGATCGAACAGATGCTCTGCTCTGTCGCTTGGTTCTAGACCAAGCCCTGCTCAGGTCGCCACGGTACACGGCCTGCATGTCCAGCTCGTCGCCTTGATCGGCACGGACTCGACGACGACGGATGCTTGTCGGCTCGGGCAATTCCCCAAGGGGAATCTTGTCGATTCGCTCGGCTCCGGCTTGCCAACCTTTGGTTAAGACTTTGCGGAGAGCATCGACAGATGGCACACCGAGCCATGATGTATCAGCCTTACGGCTGAAGTGGCTGAGACCGGAGGTCTTATTGCTCTGGCTTTTCCAACCGTCGGCATTGAGAACAGATTCGGGTTCGGTGACGCTGTCCCAAAGGACAGCAGTCAGATCGTTGGATTTATCATAAATGCGGAGCATTTCAGACCTCTACTTTCTTGATTTCATCGGCTGACCAACCTTCAAAGAAGGTGGCCTTGATTTCTTCGACTGTCTCTCCGGCCTTGAGCAACTTCGTTGCATCGAGGAGGAATCGAGTCGACATAACTCGACGGAGTCGAGCCTCATTGATTCGTTTACGAATCGCCCAACCCCAAGCCAACAGGTCAGGGGCTACGGACTTTCTTTCGAAAGTCTGGTCATAGTCGAGGGAGATGACACCGGCACGGAATCTGTCCAATGTCGACTCATCGAGTCGTTCACGACCGGCATAAGTCTGGTTTGCTCCAGTACCGAAGGTATTGGCTGCTGCAATACAGACAAAGTCTGGATGACGTTTGACCAGTGATGCTCCCTTCCTGATCGGCAAAAAGAACGATCCATTGGCGAGAGCCTGATTCAGGAACAGCAAGGTATTGCTGTCTGCACCGTCGACTTCGTCGAAGAGGAATACACCACCTTCTTCGTACATTCTGACGAAGTCAGATGTAAGGTATTGGAAAGAACCGCCGTCGGCAGGGATTAACCAGCCCTGAAGGGCTGACTCTGACATTCCGGCAGTGCAAGAGACCGATGCGAAGGGTCTACCAAGAGCTTCAGCTACTTGGTGACCGAGGTGAGTCTTACCGCATCCGGCAGGGCCGACCAACAGAATGTTGATGCCGAGAGATGCTCTGGTCAGAATTTTCTTAAATTCTGGTCGAGTGTGGCCTTCCACTTTGTGGGATGAGCCATCGGGTCGAACGACCTCGATTTTGACGATTGGACTATCGTCCATCGCTTTTTTGACCTCTGTCATGACAATCTGTCGAACAGTGTCCTCATCAACTGTCGGAGACAGTAGGGCTTGAAGGGCTGCTAAAGCAGCAGTCGCATCGGCCTTAGGAGCCGAAGGCTTGGTAGTAGGTGGCACAGGGCGACCCTCCTCTGAGATAGCAACCCCTTTGGGGTTGACGGTTGGGATGCCGTTTGACATGGCATCAGTGATCTGACCTTCGGAGAAGGCCAGTAGTAATCTGTCGATCAAGTCCAATTTTTGGACGGTCTCGAAGTTGAAACCTACGGTTCCACCGTTGAGGTGGCGGAAAATCCAGAGGATTTCTGGCTTGGAGAGGGAAACGAGGGAGTCACGCATGGGATTTCCTTTCGAATGCAGTGAGTTGCGATGAACCGGCTTAAAGCCGGAAAGTAGGACAGAGCGTCCAGTGCATAGCAGTCAGAGACTGCCATACCGTTGAAACTCTGTTGAGTGTTGACAGTCCTAAAGGACTGCATAGAGCCTCAAGGACACAAGGCAAAGCCTTGAACCAACCCTTCGGTGTTGTGTTGTTGACGGTTCCCACCGTGTGACAACTCCTCCGGAGTCCGACGCTACATCCCGCCGTTGGGGTCGAGAGACCTGTTCAGAGCGTCACTGTAGGATTTCGCTTAACTCTCTTCTACGAAGAGCTTCGCCTATCTGTCCTACGGTGCTTTAGCACCTACTGAGTCTGCTTTCGGTTTGTTGCCGAATCGACGATTTGAAGTTGACCAGAAAGTTGATGCTGTGTCAAGTCTTTTTTTCGTTTTGGCCGGTATTACTACGTAAAAAAGTTGAAAATAGGTGTTGTTTTGGGGTTGAATTGAAGGTTGAGCCGGAAAAGCCCTTGACCCAACGTCCCATACACGACTCCAATAGGAGTTCATATAGGGGACAAACACGTAATAAGAGTCCAATGGGGAACAATGCAAAGCATTGAAATGATTGGAATTTTGGATATGGCAAAATCGAGTTTCAGTAAATCACGCACGTTTCCGTAGGAAATACACACATTTACCCCAATCGTCCCACACCATGACCCGTGCATATCCCTCTAAAGAGGGCAGAATCACG